GCAGATATCGTGCCGCCGGTCGCGACGTGGCTGGAACTCCTGTCCGCCATCGGCGGCATCATGGGGATGATCGGCGGCGGCATGATCTGGCTGGTGAAAAACAGCCTGGTCACCCGCCCCGATCTATCCAAGGCGTTGGAGCCGTTCGGCGAGCAGGCGGATGCGGCCGATCGGCGCCTTGCCGTGATCGAAACCGAACTGCGCCACATGCCGACGCAGCGGGATCTGGCGAACCTCACCGAGAGGGTCGCCAACCTCGCCACCGATGTCGGTAAGATCAGCGTCGGGATCGATGGCATCAACAACCTGCTGGCCCGCATCGAACGGCCGTTGAACGTGCTGATCGATGAGCGGATGAAGGACAACACCTGATGACGCTCGCCGAAGCCTGGAAAGCCACACGGCGCCAGACCATGCTGCGCCTGATCGACAAAGTCGGCGGTTCGGCGAACGAAACGGTGCTGTGCGTGGCGCTGGAAAACGCGGGTTTTCACCGTGATCCGCGCAGCGAGTTTCGCGATGATCTGGACTACCTGGTCAGGCAGCGGTGCCTGACGGAGGAGTGGAACGACGATATGCGCGTCGTGACACTGACCGAACGCGGTGGCGACGCGGCGACCGGGCGGATACACGTGACCGGCGTCGCTCACGACCGCACCTGACCATGCACCGCCCGTCCAAGGTCGATCGCCTGCCGCCGGAGATCCGGGAGAAGATTGCGGCTCTGCGCGACGACGGTCACACGCTTGATGAGATCATGCAGCACCTGGGCAAGATCGGCCTGGACGCGGACGGCATGCCGTCGCGGTCTGGTCTCGGCCGGCATGTGCAGAACCTGGACTCACTGGCTGAACTGATCAACCAGCAGCGCCGCACCGCCGAAGTGCTGGCCCGGCGTCCGGACGATCCCGGCGCGGCGGATCGGTCGCTGCAACTGAACGTCGAACTGATGCACGGGCTGCTGACGCGCCTGGTGGCAGCCTCGTCGGTTGGCGACGACGCGACCATGAGCGCCAAGGAAATCGGCTTCTTAAGCCGGTCTTTGCAGGCTCTTGCCAGCGCGCAGCGCGCTGACGCGGTCACCAAGATGGCGATCCGCAAGGACATGCAGGTCGAGATGGAGAAGAAGGTCTCTCAAATCGAAGAGGACGTGGAGACGAAGCGACTGACCCCGGCGGAGATCCTGGAGCGCATCCGCGCAGTCTATCGCGGCGAGAGCTGATCGTGGCCGGTCTGCTCTACCCGTATCAGGCCAAATGGCTGTCCGATCAGGCCCGTTTCAAGATCGGCATGTTTGCCCGGCAGACCGGCAAGACGTTTACCACGACACTGGAAATCACTGATAACTGCTTCGAAGCCGAAGTCCTCAACAGCAAACAACGCTGGGTTATTCTGTCGCGCGGCGAACGCCAGGCAGCCGAGGCGATGAACGAGGGCATCAAGCCCCATATGAAAGCCTACGGCCTCGCCGCCGATCTGATCGAGAGCGAATACACGGTTGAGAAAAGCTTTCTGGACGGCAAGAAAGCCACCTATCGCCAGTTAGATGTGACGTTTCCGGGCGGCTCCCGCATCACCGCGCTGCCGGCCAATCCTGACACCGCGCGCGGTTATTCCGCCAACGTGTTCCTGGATGAATTCGCGTTCCACGCCAAAAGCCGGGCGATCTGGGGTGCGCTGTTTCCGGTGATTTCGAAGCCGGGATTAAAGCTGCGGATCACGTCCACGCCGAACGGCCGGGGCAACAAGTTCTACGAACTGATGACCGGCAAAGACACAACGTGGAGCCGCCATCGCGTCGATATCTATCAGGCCGTCGCCGATGGCCTGCCGCGCGATATCGAGGAGCTGCGCGCCGGGTTGAACGACGAGGATCTATGGAAGCAGGAATACAAACTGGAATTCCTGGACGAAGCCAGCGCCTGGCTGACGTTCGAGATGATCGCGGCCTGCGAGGACACCGATGCCGGCATCCCTTCGAAATACACAGGCGGCCCTTGCGTGATCGGGAACGATATCGCGCGCCGCAACGATCTGTGGGTCGCGTGGGTCTATGAGATTGTCGGGGACGTGCTGTGGACGCGTGAGATCGTCACGCTGAGGAACGCGCCGTTCGCCCACCACGATGCCGAAATCGCGCGGCTGTTCAATCAATACAACGTCACGCGCATGGTCATGGATCAGACTGGCATGGGCGAAAAGCAGGTTGAGGACATGAAGTCGGCGCACGGCGCCGGACGTGTCATCGGCATGCTGATGACGCCGGGCAACCGGATGAACGTGGCGCTGGTCGGCCGGCAGGGTTTTGAGGATCGCCGGGTACGCATTCCGGCCGGTGATCCGGTGCTGCGATCTGACCTGCACAAGATCAAGAAGGTCAATTCAGAGACCGGCATCCCGCGCCTGGTCGCCGACAGCGACGCCGAAGGCCATGCCGATCGGGCCTGGGCCGCGATGCTGGGCATTGCCGGTGCCGACCCGTTCATCACCCGACCGAACGATGGGCTGTTGCAATTCTATCGGCGCGAAGCCGAGGCGGCGAAACAACGCCGCGACAACAAGGACATACAGGCATGAGCGACAAACCGGCGAAATTCGGGTTGCTGTCGCGCGCCGAAGCCGCCTGGACGATGGTGCGCACCGGCCAGCCACCGCAGTGGTTCAGTCCCTCCGCACCTATGGCGCCGATGGCACCGCCAGAGGCCGCAGGCCGGCGGTTCGATTACAAGACCAGCATCAATGCCCAGGCGACGCCGCGGGCGGAGGAGGAGATCGGGTTCCCGGCCCTGCGTAATCTTGCCAAGAACTACGACATTTTGCGGATCTGCATGGAGACCCGGAAGAACCAGTTGGTCGGTGAGAAATGGGCGATCCAGACCCGTGAAGGCAAGCCGAAGGCCGAAGTGGCACGCATCAAGCTGTGCACTGAATTCTTCGAGTTTCCCGACAAGGAACACGACTGGGATCAGTGGTCGCGGATGCTGATCAACGACATGCTGGAGATCGATGCGGCGACGATCTACCCGCGCTGGACCAACGGCGGCGATCTTTACTCGCTGGACCCGATCGACGGGGCAACGATCAAGCCGCTGATTGACGACTGGGGACGCAGGCCGATGGCGCCTGATCCGGCCTTTCAACAGTTTCTGCATGGCGTTCCGGCGGACAATTATAACGCCGAGGAACTGCTGTATTTTCCCCGCAACGTGATGACCCATCGGCTGTATGCGATGGGACCGGTCGAACAGATCGTGTTGACCATCAACACCGGCCTGCGCCGGGCGATGCACAAGCTGACTTACTACACCGAGGGCACCGTCCCCGATGCGCTGTGCGGCGTGCCGGAAAACTGGACGATCGACCAGATCACCGAATTTCAGGACTATTTCGACGGCATGCTGACGGACAATCTCAGTCAGCGCCGCAAGCTCCGCTTCGTGCCGGCCGGCATCGCCAAGGCGTTTATCCAGACCAAGGAAGGCGTGCTGAAGGACGAATTCGACGAGTGGTTGGCGCGGGTGGTTTGTTACGCGCTGGACGTGCCCAATCAGTGGGCCGTGAAGCAGCAGAACCGGGCAACGACCGAAATTGCCGGCGAGCAAGCCGATGATGAAGGGAGGGTGCCCACCAAACAGTGGATCAAGTCAGTGGTCGATCGCTGCCTGCGCGGGCCGCTGAAGTCTCCCGACCTGGAATTCGTGTGGCAGGGCAAGCATCAGCCCGATCCGCTGGTCGTCGCTCAGACGAATGCGGTCTATCTCGAAAAGGGTGTGATCTCGATCAACAAGGCGAGGGAGGATATCGGCGAAGCCGCCGTGCCGGGCGGCGATCGGCTGTTCGTCATCACCAGCACCGGTGTGGTGCCGCTGGCGCCGTTCCTTCAGGGCGATGAGATGGCGACTGAGTCGGGGCTTCAGGAAACGGCGCCACCCGGCCAGACCGCGCAAGCCGGCATCGGTCACAACGGTGGCCCGGCGCTGGATAAGGAAGCGGGCGGCAAGGCGCCGAAGGATGCCGCGGATAAAGCCGCCACCGAAGATATGGCCAAGCGCGCGGCGCCGGAAGCACGCCTGAAGGCGGCGTGGCAGGACTGGCTGGCGATGGAAGCACCGGTCATCAGCTGGCTGTTGGTCCGCTCACTGCCGAAGTTCACCATCATGGCGAAGGCGGCCGGCGATGACCCCGCACAGGCGGCGGAGGACATGGCGGCTGCGATGCCATCCAGCGACACCGTGCATCCAGGCAAGCCCGTCACGCCGCCGGGGGCCGCCGCGGCGGTATCCGACGCACTCGGCGATGCCATCGCCACGGCTGTCAATTCGGCCGACTGGGCAACCATCCAGGCCGCGACCGCCGCCGTGCTGCGCGAAGCCGCCGTCGCGAACGTCACCACCGGGATTGACCAGGTGCAGCCGATGGTGGCCGGCATCGTGGAGAAATCGGCAACGCCGATGATCGATGCCACCAAACTCGCGAATCCGCGTGCCATCGCCTACGCCGAGGATCAGGCCGCCAGACTGGTCAGCGGCGTGGAGGCTTCCACCCGGAATATGATCCGGGCCACGATCGTCGCCGCGCAGCGGGACGGCCTGACCACCGCACAGGTGCAAACGGCGATCGAGAATTCGGCGGCGTTCTCGGCTGAGCGGGCGGAAGTCATCGCGAAATATGAACTGAAGAAATCCAGCGTGCAGGGCAACCTGATCGGCTGGCGCGCGATGCAGGCGCGGCTGGGCATCAAGATCAACAAGCGCGCCATCCTGGGGCCAAATGAGGCGCATTGCGCGGTCTGCCTCGCCTGCGTGGCCGAGGGCGCGATCCCGGTGGACGATGAGTTCGTGGCCGGCGACGGCGCGCCGTTCCACCCGCGTTGCGAATGCACGATCGTGCCCGTTGTCGATACGAAGCAGAAGCCGGCGTCGATCGCCGTGGTGGACGCTGGGGACCCGATGGCGAAAGCGGTGGGGCACCACACGCACGGCCGCTTCGAAGGCCCAGGCTATGAGGACTTTACCGGCGGTGAGGGCTTGTGATGGCCGATCCAGTTAGAATAATCACATTCAACATCCACGATTATGTTCGAGTGAAACTCTCGCCTGATGCTCTTTTGCTTTGGAAGCAAGAGGCGGAGGAATTACGAACGGCTTATCCGCAAGATGCCAATGCGTATCCCGATACGCCGCGTCTTGATGCGGATGGTTATTACAGGGATCAGCTTTATAAAATCATGCATTTGATTGGTCCCCTATGCGTAATCGCCGGCTTTCCGATCGAGAATTGTGAGATACTGCTGGAAATTAAGCCGTGACCGTCACCGCGCCGGATCTGTGGGACGCGCCGCCAGAGACATACCAACGCACCCTGATCAGCAGCGTCTTCGGACTGGACCGGTCCACGGCGCTGTTTATGAAAATGCGGATGTCGGCATTGCGGCACATGAAATGTGCCATGCGGCCGGAACACTGCCGGTTCATCGCCAGCACCTGTCACGTCGATCCCGATGTGCTGACGGGGCAGCAGCTTGCGCACATCAACCGACTGGCCTGGCGGTACCGGTACCACCTGCCTGCCGTGGCGCGGCCGACGCGCGATCCTGATTCGGAATTCGCGTCTTGAATGCCATTCCGAACCAACCCTGAAACCGAGGACACAACGATGACCGCCGCTAATTTCCAGTCCTGGTATGATTTCTGCGAACAGCCGGACAATGACGGCCAGAAGTTCCACATCACCGAAGGCGATCCCGGTGGCGCCACGGTTTACGGCTGGACAGAGGCAATGTGGGTGCGCGTCGCGCCGCTGCATGGCATCACCGACGTGTCGCTGGCCGGGTTCAAGGCGCAGACGAAAGACACGTTGATGCCGCTTTCACGGGCGCAATACTGGAACGGCATTCAGGCGGACCAGATGCCGAACGGAATCGATGTGTTCTGGACGGATTTCCAATTCGGCTCAGGCGGCGCCACCAAGGCGCTGCAAAAGGCGATTGGCTTGCAGGCGGACGGCATCGTTGGGATGCAAACGCTGGGCACCCTGCGAATAGAGCCTGACAAGACGCGCCTGCTGGACACACTGCTGGTTGCTCGGCTGGCCTATTACGACGCCTGCGGTTTCCGCACCCGGTGGCCCGGCCTGTATCGCCGAGCGAGGGTTGGACATGATTTGGCGCAAACGATCGCTGCGGCATCCGCCCCGAAGCCGGCGCTGGTGACTGTGCCGAAAGGGCTGACGTGATGATCGAAAATTTCACACTCGAAGACCGCGTTGAAAGCAACGCCGATATCGCCGATCTGATCGAGAAGATATTCCAGCGGCCATGGGATGCACCGAGATGACCGCGGGCGCCGGCCATGGCACCGTTATGAGGCCCGCTCATCCAGGCGAGCCGGTGCCGAGTCCAGTCCCGCTGCTGGACCCTGCGCCAGGGGTTGATATGGGGAAGGCCAAAGGCAATCCCCGTGGCAGTGGCTTCGCCCGCAATGCGAACGACTGGTATGTGGAGCCTCCCTGGGCCGTCCGCGCACTGTTCGACGCCGAACCGTTCTCAGGTGTGGTGTGGGACCCGGCCTGCGGCCGCGGAACGATTCCGCGCGTCGCGAAGGAATACGGACTGGCATCGTTAGGCACGGACCTGGTCGAACGTGGGTTTGGCGGCGGCGGGACCGATTTCCTGCGTCATTCGCCCGCAACGGACAATATCGTCTCCAATCCGCCCTATCGGATCATCGGTGGCTTCACCGCCCGGGCGTTGACCTTGGCCAAGCGCAAGGTGGCGATCTTCGCCCGGCTGGCTCTGCTGGAAGGACGGAAGCGCGGCGCCTGGTTTCCGACCACGCCATTCTCCCGCGTGCTGGTGTTCAGTGCCCGGGTGAACTGCCCTCCCGGCGAGTCCGCGCCCGCGTTCGACGCGCCGATCGAGGATTGGGGCCTCGGCGGCGCCATCCCCTACGCCTGGTTCATCTGGGACCATGCGCACACGGGAGACGCCCGCGTCGGATTCCTGCCGCCACCGGGCCGCCAGACCAACTGCATGCGGCTCGCGGCCTGATGGCACACCGGAAAGTCAATATCTGCATCAGCGTCTAGGACGCCGGGTGCCTCACTGTCGTGTTACAGCGAGAGATCGACCATGTGGAGAAGGTGTTGCGGATCAACGGTGAAATGATGACCGGGGAAGAGAGGAATTACACGAAGCTCTATCGGTCACAATTGGCCGGGTGCCTCGCTGCTGTTTGGAAGGTCGTGAGTTGACTGGTGGATGATCGGGCCGCGTATCTCGCAGTGGCGTGATCCCTCAGAAGTTTTAAGACGATCCTAAGACGCCGTAAGAGTATCCAGGGCGGCGCCCGCCCGCCCGGACCATCCATCGGACCCGAAAACGTCCAGCCCGGCCTCAGGCCGCCCCTTTACGGGGGCCGAACGTCAATCTGATTCCCATCTGATCCGCCGCCTAATCTGGCCTCCTATCCCGGAGGCTTCATGGCGTTCATGCCGATCACCCGTGTCGATACCGCGAACCGCATGGTCTGGGCACGTCTCGACGAGACGCCCGGCCTATCCGGCCATGTCATGGACTATGACGCGTCCAAGCCGTTCTTCACCACATGGTCGGAGCGGATGGCGAAAGCCTCCGGTGGCGCGAACCTCGGCAATGTCCGGGCGATGCACTCCCGCAAGGCGGCCGGCATGGTCAAGTCGTTCGATTGTGACGACGCAGCCAAAACCATGCTGTTCGGCATTTACATCTCGGATGATGCCGAGCTCGAAAACTGTGCTTCCGGCCTCTACACCGGCATCAGCCCCGGCGGCAAAATGCGTAAATTTGTCGCCGGCAGTCAGATCCGTTTCGAGGCTCGGCCGGACGAACTCAGCCTGGTCGATGCGCCGGACAATCCGAACGCCACCTTCATGACGATGAACAAGGCGAGCGGGATGGAGGAAGCGGTTCCCTTCGCCCCGATCGCCGACCTGGAAGCGATCGTCGAGGCGATGGCGAAATGCGCTTCCCCCGGCCACCTGGCCGGCCTGGTCCTCTCGCTGCCCACCACGACCATCGTCCGTATGTTCGGCAACGATGCCGAGCGGGCGCCGGAAGAGGTGATGGAGAAACGGGCGTTCTCCGCCGCCGATCGGCGAGATGCGACAAAGAACGGCGTAGCCCTGCCGGACGGCAGTTTCGCGATCGTGAATAAAGATGACCTGGCGGCGGCGATCACCGCGATCGACCGCGCCAGCGACGGCCCGGCCACGCGTGCGCATATCATCGCCCGGGCCGAGGCACTGGATGCCGTCGCCACGCTATCGGACGGCTGGCGCGGCGCGATCGTGCCGATGAAGAAAAGCATGGATGAGGTCGGCGCCTTCGCCCGCATCCTTCAGGACGTAAGCTGGCTGGCGTCCAACGTAACCTCCGAGGCTGCGTCCGAGGGTGATGGCTCAACCGTGCCCGCGCAGATCGCGGCATGGCTGCGGGCCGGCATTCCGATCCTGACCGCCATGGCCGGCGAGGAAAGCAACGAATTGCTGCAACGGGTCATGGCGGGCGTGGCGGCATTGCCGGTGCTGGCGGTGGCACAGGATGCCGCCGAGGGTGCGGTTGACGACACCATGGTGGTCCTGGCCGATGGCGTCGATGTCATGGCCAAAGCGGCCGGCATTGGCCGTGTCGTCTCGATGGCCAGTGAGCTGGCGCAGCTTCGCGCCGCCCGCACCGAGGACATGGCGAAATTCGCCGGCGACCGCGCCAGCTTTGAAACCACGCGCGCCACACTTCAGGCCCGCGTCACCCAACTGGAAGCCCTGCCGCGTGCCGGCGGCGCCTCGGTTCGCGCGGTCTCCAAGGAAAGCGACGGCGTCGAGCCACCGAAAACAGATCAGGCCCGTGCGGCGGTGGACGCCATGCCGGCCGGTATCGACCGGGCGCGCGTCGAGATGTCGCTGGCGCTCGGCGTTCCCCAGGCCCTTCTCAGAAACAGGACGATTTAGATGACTCTCGCACAGCAGGTTACCGCCGATACGATCGCTCTCGTGCATGCCGCCATCAGTGGTGGCGGGCTGGAAGAGATGATCAAGGCCGCGGGGTTTACCCAGCCGGCCGCCGGTTTCGGTGGGCTGCAGAACTTCTCCCTGGAGAAGGTTGCGGCCAACCTGTTCCCGGTCATCACGCCGTTTCGTAACCGCATTCCGCGCCGCATACACGAAGAGGGCGGCACCCAGGCCAATTGGAAGGCATTCACCGCGATTAACTCGATGGGCATCGAGGCGGGCGTGGCGGACGGCAATCGTGGCGGCGCCACCAGCACATCCAGTGCGGATTACTGGGCGGCCTTCCGCCAGATGGGACTTGAAGACTTTGTGACGTTCGGCGCCCAATTATCGGCCAAGGGGTTCCTCGATCTGCGGTCGCGGTCAAACACTAACCTGCTCTGGGCGTTGATGATCGCTGAAGAGTTAACCGATATTGGCGGCAACACATCCATGCCGCTCGGACAGGGCAATCAGCCGTCCGCGGCTGATGTCGGCACCGGCGGCGCTTTGGCGGCGAACACCACCTATTCGGTGATTGTCGCGCCTCTGACTCTCGCCGGCTTCATGACGGGTAACGTCGTGAGCGGCGTCCGCGGCCTGGTCACCCGGACCAACGCAGACCAGTCGGTTGACACTTACGGCGGGGGCACCGGCAAGCCATCGGCTAATCGCACGGTGGCGACGGCTAGTGACGGCAATGCGACACATGCGCTCAACGTGCTCACCGCCCCGACGGCCGGTGCCGCCGGTTACGCGTGGTTCTGGGGACCAGTCGGCGCTGAGGTATTGGGCGCGATCACGACGATCAACAGTCTGGTCATCACGTCTGCCGCGGGCGGCACGCAAACCGCCGCCAGCCTGGGCGCCAACGACAACAGCACGAATGGCCTGGTCTATGACGGCATTCTGACCCAGGTGGCCAAAACCGGTTCCGGGTATTGGGCAACGATGCCGACCGGCGCGGCTGGCATGGGGACGCCGCTGACGGCTGATGGAGAGGGTGGCGTGGTCGAAATCGACGCCGCGCTGCAATGGTTCTGGGATACCCGCCGGATGTCGCCCACACGCATTTGGTGCAACTCGCAGGAACGCCGGAACATTACCAAAAAAGTGCTGATGGGGTCCGCAACGGGTTCACAGCGGTTCACCATCAACAGCGACCAGGGCAACCTGACCGGTGGTGATCTGGTACGGACGTATCTGAATAAGTTCGCGATGGGTGCGGCGCAATCGCTGCCGATCGAACTGCATCCCGATGTGCCGCCCGGCACGCTGATGTTTGATACCGACCGGTTGCCGTATCCGATCCCCGGTCAGGACGAATTACTCGTGAAGCTGCTGCGGCAGGATTACAACGCGACCGACTGGGCGCTGAAAAGCCGTAAATTCGAGTCCGGCGTGTACTTCGACGGCGTGCTTCAGAACTACGCGCCGTTCGCCTTCGGCGCGATCTCCAACATCGGCAACGGCTGATCGCGGCACGGCCGGCGCGAACAGGCGCCGGCCCGTTTCCCATTCATTTTTGAACGTCTGAGGACCCTCTTATGAAGCTCTACGCGAACGGCCAGTCCGTGCTCCACGTCGGCGACAAGGACTATAAAGCCGACAAAGACGGCGCCTTCACGGTCGATCACGCGCATGTCGATCAGGCCCTGTCGCTGGGTGCCACGCGGCACAAGCCGGGCACCGAAGCGCCGCCGGCACCGGCCGTTGGCGACACCCTCGCGCAGAAGGTCGCCACGCTGGAAAACACGCTGGCCGGACTGGCGCCTCGGCTCGCCGCGCTGGAAGGCCAGATCAAAGACCTCCAGGGCCGTGTTAAGAAGTAGGCTGTGGCCGATCTTACCACCCTCGCGGCCGTTGCGGCCTGGCTGGAACAAGAACCCGGCCAGGGCGACCTGATCGTCGATACCGATGGTCTTCTGATCGGGGAGGTCATCAGCGGCGTCAGCGCGGACTTCGAACGGGAAACCGGCCGCCGGTTCGCCCTGGAACAACACGATGAGACCTATGACGGACGCGGCGCTACCCGCATGTTCGTCCGCAACAGCCCGATCGTCAGTGTGGCATCGGTCACGATCGACGGCCGGGTGATTCCAGCAGGCAATTCGACCTCGCCGGGCTGGTACCACGACGGCAAACGGGTGCTGTTGACCGGGTGGCGGTTCTCCCCCGGGGCGGCGAATGTCGGGATCGTCTATCAGGGCGGTTTCGAGACGATCCCCCGCGATCTGGCGATGGCCGCGACCCGGATGGTGGCGATCGAATTCCGCGCCCGGGCGCATTTGGGTCTGGCCAGCCAGTCGATGGCCCAGCAGAACACGATGTATTTGCACGAGGCCATTCCCGTTGAAGTGGAGCGGGTGCTGGCCCGGTATCGCCGCGTCGTGCCGGTATGAGCGACGCCGTCCAGGTTACCGGTGTCGATGAGGTTACGGCTTACTTTGAAACCCTCGGCGGCGGTGCCCATGCGCGGCTGGAAGCGGCCGTTGGACTCCAAACTGTGGCGATGCAGGGTGTTGTCATGGGTGATAAACTCTCAGGCGGCGTCCTGAATATTCGGTCGGGACGGCTGCACGACCACATCTTTTCCGACGTTTCCAGTTCCGGCGACCGGATCGTTGGTATGGTCTACACCAACGTTCCTTATGCTCGGATTCATGAATACGGCGGCGTGATCGTGCCAGTTGCCGCCCCAGCCCTCCGGTTCTGGATCGGCGGTCAGATGATCTTTGCCAAGAGCGTGACCATGCCGGAACGGTCTTTTCTGCGCTCGACACTCGCCGAACGGAGTGACGAGATCCGCGCGGCACTGCTGGCGGCCGTGATGGGAGCTGCCTGATGCGCGAGGAACGCTACGCCGCGCTATTTGCGCTGCTGGAGACGATGAAGGGCGACGCCGGCTTCAAGACCTGTAGTCGCAAGATGCGCCTGCTGACTGAAGTAACTGCTCCGGAAATGCCGGCGCTGTTCATGAGCGTGACCCGCCAGCCAATCAAACAGAAGGTCAATTTTCCGGCGCGGCGTTCGCTGGGCGCCATGGTCTTTTTGTATGTGTCCAACCCCAATCCCGCCACCCCGGCCAGTACCAGATTGAACAATTTGCTCGATCTCCTGGATGCCACATTGGGGACGGAGGACAATCTGCAAACCCTTGGCGGTTTGGTCGAGCATGCATGGATCGAAGGAACGATCGAGATCTGGGAAGGCCCAAAAGGAGAGCGGGCCGCCGCCGTGATCCCGATCATGATGCTGCTGCCGTAGGAACCGCACACCGCCATGGATACCGTTACGCAAGACATCGCCCCCAC